AGTTTTTTTATATGCTGTCACGAAATCGTTCGACTTGTGGAGTAAGACCATACATCAGAGCTACTTGCAATCCGGACGCCGACTCATGGGTGGCAAAATTCATTGAATGGTGGATAGACCAAGAGACCGGGTACCCGATACCGGAGAGATCCGGAAAAAAACGGTACATGGCAAGAATTGAGGCAGACGACGATGTGATCTGGGCTGATACCAGACAGGAGCTACTTGATAGGGGAATCCCACCGGAGAAAATAAAGAGCGTAACCTTTATCGCAAGCACGCTGGAGGACAACAAAATCTTAATGGAAAAAGATCCTGGATACAAGGCAAACCTGGAGTCGTTACCTCTGGTAGAGCGTGAGAGACTGCTTCACGGAAACTGGAAAATCAAAGCGGCAGCCGGTATGTTCTTTAAACGCGTACAGATCGGATCGATCCTGTCAGAGGTTCCGGATGATCTGGTAATGGTTGTGAGAGGCTGGGACCTTGCGGCAACCGACGTAGACGAAAACGAGGATGCAGCCTTTACGGCAGGCGTTCTTATGGCAACAAGAAGCAATGGAAGGTTCGTTGTTATTGATGTTATCAATCAGCAGTTGAAAGCCGGTGACGTCCGGAAGCTGGTTAAAACCACAGCCGCAGCAGATAACGCGAAGTACGGTTATGTGAAACAGAGACTTCCACAAGATCCAGGACAGGCAGGAAAAGAACAGGCAGAGTCCTATATCATGATGCTTGCCGGTTACGATGCAGTAACAAGGCAAGAGTCCGGAAGCAAGCAGACAAGAGCAGAGCCTATGGCTGCACAGTGGCAGATCGGAATGTTTGATGTCGTTGCTGGTGCCTGGAATGAAGAGTATTTTAATCAATTAGAATCATTCCCGGAAAGCAAGTTCAAGGATATGGTAGACGCCGGATCATCGGCGTTTAATGAGCTTACACTGGGAACACAATTCAATATCAACAATCTGTTATAGAAAGAAGGTGAGAAAGTGGACGATATACAGAAAGCCCGGTATGAAGAAATGCGAATAGCACAAAGAGGAGCTGCGATCATTGATGGAACGCAGGACAACTTCCGGGGCGACGGCTACAGCAATATGCTGAATAAAGCCGGAACGAAGCAGGATAACTCTATGGCATATCAATATGACGCTGAGCCGTTTGTTATGGATATGGAGCTTATACGGCTGTATGAGGGCAATGGTTTATTCGCAAAGATCATTAACCGACCAGCAGAGGAAGCTGTAAAGCATGGACTTGATATTGATTTCGGAGACGAGGATATATCGGAGTACATTGAGGACGAGTTGGACGATCTCGGATTTGAAAACAAATTCGCAACAGCGGAGAAGTGGGCAAGACTCTACGGAGGAGCAATCATCGTAATGTTGGTAGACGACGGCAGAGGATTAGAGGAGCCGCTTGATTGGAACTCTGTTCGATCCCTGGAGGAGCTGAGAGTGTTTGATCGGTCCATTGTGCAGCCGGACTATACAGGGCTGTATAATTTTAATTTCATGGATAGCATCGACAGCGGAGAAGAATTTGGAGAGCCTGAGTATTACCAGGTTTTTTCTATTTACGGATATTTTACCGTGCATCGGTCCCGATGCCTGGTGTTCAAGAATGGAGAACTTCCAGAGCAAACTACAAATGCCCTGTATCGCTACTGGGGCATACCGGAATATGTGAAGATCAAGAGAGCACTGCGAGAGTGCATTACAGCACATGAGGACGGTGTGAAGCTCCTGGAAAGATGCGTACAGGCGATTTACAAAATGAAGAATTTGTCAAATATGCTGGCGACAGACGACGGAGAAAATAAGGTGTTGCAACGACTCCAGGTTATAGATATGGCAAGAGGAATCCTCAATTCCATAGCCATTGATACAGACGGAGAGGACTACGATTACAAGCAGCAGACGCTCACAGGGGTAAAAGACATCATCGACGTTACCTGTAATATGCTGTCTGCGGTTACGGATATTCCCCAAACGATCTTATTTGGCAGATCCCCCTCTGGAGAAAATTCTACTGGGGAAAGTGACACTGAGAACTACTACAACATGGTAGAAAACATCCAGAAACAGAACATGAAGGGAAATGCCCGAATAGTCGTAGATTTGAAGCTGATCCAGGGAGTCAAGAATGGCAGGATCAAACAAAAGCCAAAATACAAAGTCAAATTTGCTGCGCTCTGGTCTATGTCTGAAACAGAACAGACAACGGTTGAAAAGACAAAGGCAGATACAGAGTACGTCAAGGCTCAGACTGCCGGATTATACATGGATCACAATGCCGTTGATCCGTCAGAAGTCCGGAAGCAGCTTGCAAAAGAGGGAGAGTTCGAGATAGAGGATCTGATAGCAGAGGGAGATCTTGACACCACAGCATTAACACAAGATCCGGAAACCATAGACAATACCGGAGAGGCAGACGCAGACCAAGACCTGGGAGCGGCTGCTATTTTGGTTGTTAAAGACGGAAAGATCTTGTGTGCATCCAGAAGCGATCGACAAGGTATCTGCGGTCCTGGAGGTCACATTGAAGAGGGAGAAACACCGGACAATGCAGCTACCAGAGAGGCTATGGAGGAGTTCAATATTGTTCCCCTAAGCCTAATACCTTTTGGAACTTACAAAAGCAGCACAGAGCTATATATAAGCTCAAAACTATACTTCACAGATCAGTTCTACGGAGATCCGGAGGCAGACGGTGTGGAAATGCTGGATGCACAATGGCTCAGCATGGAAGAACTGGTACAAAAGAACTTGTTTCCTCCATTTAAGGAGAGCTTGCAGCAGTTTGTTCAGTTTTTGAATGGAGGCGGCGAGAATGGAACAGAAATACATTAACGAGGAACTAAGGGCAAAGACCGAGAAGAAATTTTACGGTCACAATGTCCTTTTTTCTAAATATACTCCACAGATACCGGCATCCGCTGAGAGAGAATATCAGAGATTGGCAAATGCCTACATGAAAATACTCAAAGAGGAGCTGGAGGCTGAATTGCCTGCATTGAAGGAAGTCTACAAAGTGGAGCGCGATGCTGAGGTAGCAGAAAACCGGAGAAATGATTCCATGGTCGATTTCTTCCTGGCAGTCCGGAGGCTGTTCAGCAGGATAAAGAATAGAGTAATGGTTCGGGTCCTCAGCTTCGGCCTGGAACGCAAGCTGCAGCAAGTGGCATTGTATTCCAGACGCATGACTACCAATGAATTTGCGAGAGCCTGTAAAGCAACCCTGGGTATCGACATCCGCAAGGATTACTACCTGGGATCTTTTTATGAGAAGCAGCTTGAAGCGTGGGCGAGCGACAATGTGGATCTGATAAAGACAATTCCGCATGACACTCTTGACAGAATGGAGCAGCTTGTACTCGACGGATATACCTCCGGGCGAACAACTACCGCCATGGCCAAGGACATTCAGAATGCCTACGGAGTAAGCAGACGCAAGGCATTACTTCTGGCCAGAGATCAAACAGCAAAGCTCAACGGAGAGATCCAGAGAGCACAACAGCTTGACGCCGGGATTACTCAGTATATCTGGGAAACTTCTGGAGACGAGCGAGTAAGAAGGAGCCACGCAGCACTCCAAGGAAAGATATTTAGCTGGAATGATCCACCGACAACGGAGGACGGCAGGCGGTGTCATCCTGGAGAAGATTATAACTGCCGATGCATTGGCAGACCGGTTTTCAACAAGAACACGCTGAATATCCCAGTGGATGAAAGCGATGTTACAGTCACAATTAAATAAGGAGGTTGCAATTATGGAACCAAAGACCAGAAGAGTCCGGCGTCGAGACTGTATCCGATTGGATAAAGACGACCGGACTTATTTTACAAACGAAGGATACTTGGTAGACCACCCGATCGTAACGTCGTGTGGGATATTCGAGTATGTCAATCCCGATGGTAGCGTTCGTCGAGAGTTAAGACTCCCAGAACACGTTTTTGCCGAGCAATCACTGAAAACGTACAAAGGGAAGCCGATCATTATTACTCACGATGCAGGCGTGGTTAATAAAGAGAATGTCGATAAGGAGCAAATAGGTACGATCCTAAGCGAAGGGTACCAGGACGGCGACGATGTTCGAGCAGAAATCATCATCCACAATACGGATGCTATGAAGGACTGCGGATTGAAAGAGCTGTCTCTTGGCTACAACCTGGATCTTATCGAGGAACCCGGAATCTGGAAGGGCGAACCTTACGACGCAATACAGACGAACATAACCATAAACCACTTGGCACTGGTTGCTTCGGCGAGAGCTGGGGAACAGGCCAGATTAAACATCGACGGCTCTGACGAGCCAGAATTAAAAGGAGGTAAAGTGATGTCAAAACCAGTAACAAAGAAAAGACGTGCCGATGAAGGCATTGATCTGACACCGGAGGAATTGCAGGAAGCCATTGCTCAGTACAAGGCGAATAAAGCCAGCGAGGAGCCTGTATCAGACGGCGACGATGAAACAACCGATCCAGCAGCAACCGATCCTGCAACAGAAGAAACTGCCGCAGACGAAGGAGAGGACGCAACAGCAACACCAGAGGACACTCTTGCGACGGTAAAGGAAAATTGCGAGAAGAGAGACTCTGAGGATCCCGACAACGTGGAGGGAGCGAAAGAAATTATTGCTCAGCAGGACTCCGATATTCAGAGTTTGATCGCAGCTCTTGAACAGGTACTTGCAGAGCTCAAAGGAAATGCCGATGAAGATGATCCTACACAGGAAGAGGAGAATGCAGACGAAGGAGAAGAGGATCCGGAAGGAGAAAACTCCGACGGCTCAGACGATGAAAGCCAGGGTATGAACGCAGACTCCGTAGATAAAATCGTCAGCGAAAAGCTGGCTATTTGTCTTGTAGGAAACAGACTCCACATGGACGGCCTGGAGAAAATGAGCATCCTTGCAGCGAAGAAAGCGATCATCAAGAAGGTTATGCCTACCATGAGAATGGACGGCAAGAGCACTGAGTACATCAACGCCATGTATGATATGGCAGTCGCACAGGCTTCCCAGCCTAAAGACGTAGGATACCAGAGACGGCAGATGACCGCAGGCAGAAAACTTACAAGAAAAGACTCTTCCCAGAATGTCAGCATGGCTGCATCTGCGAGACAGAGAATGATTAACAGAACCGAAGGAGGTAAATAAGAATGAGCGCACAGACAAATTACTCTTATAGCACACCGAAGGGTGTACCTGGTGGGAAATATGACATTTCTGATGATATTGTCAATTCCAGAACCAATGACGAGGCAGACGGCAAAATGAAGTTCGGTCTCGCCGTTGCTGTTGGATCCACACCTGGAACCAGCGTAAAAGTTCCGGTAGCCGGAACAACAAAAGAAAAGATCGAGGGTGTTACTCTCCACGCTGAGAATACCGAACAGGATATGAACGGCAAAGTCGTTATTAAGAACGGTGCAACGCTCGGCGTTATGACCAAAGGCCATGTGTGGGGCAGAACCGGAGAGGGCGCAGAGCCTACATACAGAGATAAGGCATATGTCATCGTGGACGGAGAGGATGCAGGATGCTTTACTCACAGAAGTGAAGCATATACGCGTTATGAGCAGTGCGAAAGCGGAGCTGCTGGAGCAAAACAGATTATTGCAAATGAAGGATCTGTTTCCGGACAGCAGATCAAGCTCGAAAGTGTGACACCTGTAGCGCCTGGTTACACTCCGGCTGTAGGCGATTATGTGGTCAGCAAACAGCGCCATGGAGCAACAGTTGACATCGGTGCCGTATTTGGCAATGCCAGCGATGACGGTATCGCTGTGATTGAATTATAAGAAGGAGGAACAGAATACAATGAACAAAACAGCTACCAAGTACAATCCGGCGATGCCATCCACCGGATATGACAGAGCGGACTATTCCGCACTGATGGCTTCCAACATCGTACCGGCTCTTGCAACAGACGCACTCCGCTTCGATAGCGCAGAGGATGCGTCTATTTTCTTTGCAAGAGAACTTGATTACATCAAGGCGAAATCCTATGACAAGATTTATCCAGAGTTCACAGCTCTGAACCACTTCCCGATCACACATGAGGTTCCGGAAGGTGCCGAGAGCACAACTTACTACAGCTACGAGAAAACCGGTATGGCTGCAATCATCAGCAATTACGCAACCGACCTTCCTAGAGCCGATGTAAAAGGAGAGCCTACAACGGCTTACATCAAGTCCATGGGCGATTCTTACGGCTACTCTGTACAGGAAATGAGAGCATCACGCCAGGCAGGAAAGAGCCTTGATACAAGAAAGGCTGAGTCTGCCAGATATGCGATCGACAGAACCACAAATACGATCGCGTTTGCCGGAGACAAGAAGCACAACCTCATGGGAATGCTTTCCACAGACAATAATGTACCTCTTTACACCCTCAGCAGCGTAGAAGTAGGCAGCGGCCAGAAATCTACAAAGTGGAAGGATAAGACAGCAAACCAGATCCTCGATGACATCAACGGAATGTTTGGATACCAGTCTGACCTTACACAGGATGTCGAAAGAGCTGACACACTGGCAATTCCTTCCGCAGCTTATATCGACATCAGCACACGTCAGATCCCTAACACTGGCTACACTGTAAAGAAATTCCTTCTGGAAAATGCGCCTTACTTAAAAGACATCATTTCTGCTCCGGAGCTTGCAGGAAAGAACAAAGAGACAAATCCTTACGGCTCGGATGTCGCTTTACTGTACACCAACGATCCGGAGAAGTTCAGCCTCGAAATTCCTATGAGCTTCTACCAGTACCCTTTACAGGCTAGAAACCTGGAGGTTGTAATTCCTTGCGAACAGCGTGTAGCTGGTATCATCATGTACTATCCGTTATCTGCACTTATCGCAGTCGGAATCTAAAAGAAGGAGGTAAAAATACATGGCTATCATCATTGAGAACACATCGCAGAAGGTAATCGGCATCGGGGAGGTAACGGTCCTCCCTGGAGAAAAGGCGACAGTGCCGGTAGCGTTTGAAACAAGCCCTGTTCTCGAAGTATACAAGAGAATCGGTGCAGCAAAGATCACAGGAAAGCCAACCACAGAAAAAGACACTGAGGACAAAAAGGCTGCTGAGGAGGAAACCGCCAAGGTCAAAGCTGCAGAAGAAAAAGCAGCGGCAGACGAGGCATTGCGCCAGGCGAGGCTTGCTTCTCTTGACGGAATCTCAGAGGAAGCTCTTGCTTCTCTTGCACAGGAGCTTGGAATCAATCCGGCAGACTGCAAAGACCAGACAGACATCATCAAAAAGGTTAAAGCAAAATTAAAGAAATAGTGAGGTAATGATTATGGAGG